TTCGGGCATAGAAAAAGTCCACCGTAATTCTATCAAAATTACGGTGGACTTCTGGTGGAGCCCGCGCGACGGTACTCGAACCCCGAAGATCATCGTGCTGCGGGACTATGTCGTCCTCAGAATTGCAGTATAAAGCAAAAGAGCCCCGGCAGGCGCCGGGGCTCTTTTGCTTATTCCATATACACGCCGGCCGCAGTGATCGCGCAGCCGGCAGCGCCATCATGCCACGCCCAGGATCTTCTCGACCCTGTTCAGGATGTCCTCGGGATCCAGGCCGGAGCCCTTCACCTTGCCGGCGATCTCCTCAGCCAGCACGTCTGCGGGATCCGGGTCGGGAGGCTTTGACGCCACGCCCAGGATGGTGCAGTAGTTCGGGTTCTCCAGATAGATCCACCCGGCGCCGCTTTTCAGCTTGCCCCAGCCGTCCTGCACCTCGGTGATGGTGAAGACGCCCTTGCCGGTCTGACCCTTGACCGCGTAGCTCATGCCGGGGCCCTTGCGGTAGTTCAGATCCGGAACGATGACGCGGACAGTGAAGGGAGCCTCGGGGAAGCCCTGGACGGCCTCCGGAGCCGCTTCCGGCGCCTGGGTAGTGCCGGAGCCCAGGATCGCATTGACGGCCGCAGCGATGGCGCCGTGGCGCTCGTAGAGGTACTGGCCCGGGCAGGCCTTGTTGGCGTAGTCTCGGTGGACGGTCATGTTGCAGCCGTTGACGTGGTTCACGCGGTCGGCCTTGTTGGTAGACCAGACCAGCTGCTTGATGCCGTTGCGCTGGCAGATGTCGGCCACCAGCTTGATCAGGGCGCTGTACGCTGCATCGGTGACAGCGTAGGGGTGCTCGGTGTCGCTGGCGACTTCGATGGTGATGGCGCGGTTGTCGTTCTCACGGCTGGAAGTGCACCAGGAGCGATCCTTCTCGTCGACGGACAGGCCGATGCTGCCGTCTTTGCCGACGATGTAGTTGGCGCTGCACTCTCTGTCGGTGGTGGCAAAATAGTCGCAGCCCTGCTTGGCCGTCCACTGGCCCACGATGCAGTGGATCGTGATGGTGTCAATGGCGTGATCGCGAGGGCTGGTCTTGTTCTTGGTGATGTTGGTATAAGTCACCAGAGGGCTGTTGCTCATGGTGCTGGCCTCCTTCTCTGTGGTGTAGGCGTCGTAGAAGGCCTGGCCATAGCTGGCCCGCTTAGCCTTGACGGCGCCGCTCATGTCGGCCGGGCGCTCGTACTTGGTCAGCACGATGTCCGACGCTTCTTTTACGGTCCGAGCTGTTCGGAGCACCCGGAACACGGCGACGTAGCCCTTCAGCTCCTGGTACATGAAGTCGAGCTGCATGATCAGGTCGCCGATGGACGCGCCGGTCTTCTTCGCGTAGTTGAGCATGGCCTCCTTGCGGCTCCAGTATGTCCACTGTGCGAGGCCGTAGCCAGCCCCGTCTCGGACGAAGTTGGCGTAGGCGCCGGAGTCCACGGCCGCCGTGTAGCTGGCGTCCGTGAAGCCCAGGCGCTTCTCGTAGGTGTTCTGGAGGTTCTGCGGATTGAGCCCGCTCTCGGCGTATAGGTTGCCCATGAGCCCCGCCACGCCGGCGGGGCTCATTCCTTTGACGATGAAGTAGTTCCAGATGGTCTTCTCAGTGGAGGACCCTGCCACCTTCACGGCTTACTCTCCGGCAGCGCCGGAGTCCTCGCCGGAAGCATTACCGGCGTCTGCCAGGCCTTCGCCGATGACGTAGCCGATGACAGTCGCGCCGGCCATGATCAGGCCAGTGACCTGAGTGGCAGTCGCTTCAGCGCCGCCCAGGGCGACGATAAGCATGGAGACGAAAGAAGCCACACTGAGCCAGAACTTGCGGCTCGTGAGCTTGCGGATCCAGTCGATCTTTTTCATGGGTTTATTCCTCCTTGTTTTTGTGCAGCGGAAGGCGTTCTACCTCCGCCATGACTTTCTTGGCCGTACCATTCCCGCCGAGCGCCAGATAGGGCTCGTAGAGATAGTCGTGCAGGTTTTCGTATTCGTCCTGAGTGATGTAGCCCCGCTCGACGTAGCAGCTTCCCAGGTAAACGATCCGATCATGGCCGAGGCCGAGCAGCATCGCGCTCTGGCGCTTGGTGGCCTCGTCGCGTTGCTTGTCCTCCTCGGTCTGGCCGTCTTTTTTCTTATCACGGCGCTGGAGCAGGTAGATGATGATGGAGCATCCTCCGGACCCGGTCAGACCTGCGATCAGCGCGATGATAATGCTGGAAACTTCTGGCGACATCGACGTGCTCCTCCTTTACTTAGTGAGAAGCGACGCCATAGTCCTCCATGGGCTCGCCGTTCTCGTCCAGGCCGAGGGCGTTGAGGTCTGCGATCACGGCCTCCCTGAACTTGGCGGGCACCTGGTCAATGGTTCTGCGTCCTGCGATGATTAAAGCGACATACAAATCTACCATGTTGTACCTCCATAAAATTCGTAAAATAAAGTTGATGATCATGGCTTATCCCCCGAGGGGATCGCCATTAGTGTCAAAGCCGAGCGCCTTCAGACGCTCGACCACTTCCGACTTCATGCCTTCCGGCACGGAGTCAATGGTGCGTCGTTTGTTGATGATCAGCCTGGTGTAGAGCTCTACCATGACGTCCTCCTTTCTACGCCAGCGAAGCGATCAGATCGTAGAGATCCGCGAGGGCCTCCATGATGATCAGCTGGCTGTCGTCGGTTGCGGTCGTTTGCAGTTTCTCCATGATCTGCTGCTGACCGGCGTTTTCCGTCTCTGCCTTATACTGAGCGTACTCCTCCCGGGTGAGGATGGCCTCGTCGTACTGCCAGAGCTGGATGGACTCCCCTGTGGTAGCGTTGGCCTCGGTGACAGTGGTGATATTACGACGCAGATACACCTTGTCCGGGCTCGACGTGAGATCGAGCTCCTCCGGGCGCGTCTGCTGGGAGCCCCTGACGGTTTTGTAGGTCAATTCCATTGTTTAGCCTCCTTTGATGGTTGCTGATTATTTTCTTTAGCCTCTTGATATTCACATACGGCTTGACCCACTCCAGATACATCGCGTAGGTGTTGGTGTGGTCAATCCAGCCCATATATGAGAGCATCCCGGCAGCCTCCACCCAGTTGATCCGGTGAGCTGCTCCGATCCGGGCTGCTTTGCGTGTGGCGCTGATCATAATTGATTTACGGAGGACGGTCCGGTCTCGATGGAACTCGAAGCCCATAAAATCCAGAGCCCTCCCGTGGGTCATTCTGACCGTTTCCGCTTTGGCGCCGTACTTCTCCAGGTACTCGTCCATGACGGCCTCGTTCCTGGCGTTGGCTTTGAGGAAGATCTTCCGGCGGCCCTTGTACATTTTCAGCTGATGCTTCACCGGCAGCGCGTCATGAAGGGCGTACAGATCGCCCAGCTTTTCGCACTCGATGGCGTACTCGGTCGTGACGTATTCCATCCGGAACACTTGCCAGTTCTTCTTCATTTCCAGGCGGAAGTTGTTCCACAAATAGAAGTCGATGGCCTCCATGGCGGCGTGGATGGTCTTCTTGTTGGATCCGAAGATCACGATGTCGTCCATGTACCGCGCCATGTGGGAGACGTGCAGCTCCTCCATGATGAAATGGTCGAGCGGCTGCAATAGGAAGTTGCTGAACCACTGGCTCGTGTAGAAGCCCAGCGGGAGCCCTTCCTCCACGCCCTCGATGATCAGATCGCAGAGGTCGCGGATCTTCCCCGGCCGTATTTTCTTATGGATCCAGGCCTTCAGCAGCTCGTGGTCGACACTTTGGAAGAAGTGCCGGATGTCCAGCTTGCCGATGATCCTGGTGTTCTTTTCATCGTGCCGCAGCCACTTCTCGATGTAGCGCTTCCCGTAGTGCGCCCCGCGTCCTGGGATGGAGCCGAGCACGAAGGCGCCCATGCCGTGCATGATGCAGGGATGGAGAGCCTGGACAGCGACGTGGTGCATGATCTGCTCCGGGAAGTAGTCCGGCTTGATGATCTGCCTCTCTTTGTGGGGTCCGTTTTCGTTAATGACGATGGCCTCGTGGTGTCTGGGGTTGTAGCTGCGCTCCTCGATCACGACCTGGAGCGTGGCGATGGTCTCCTCCATCTTGGCCAGCCTGCGCTGGACGTCCTTCCTGGACCTCTTTCTCTTTGATGCGTTAAGCATGGCCCTCTCGATGCTTCCGGAGGAAGCTGCGGCCGTGTCGTCAATACGGAAACTTTTCATAACAAGGTTGTCTTCTTTCTTATCGCCTCACCGGCTGCGGGCCTGCTGCTTACTGGCCGGTGCCTTGTCTTGGCTTTATTTCCACTGCTGGTAGATCTATTTCAAGATCCTGGGGTGTAGGACCCGGGCGGGCTGGTTCATTGGGATGTAGACAAGATAGCGCGGCGCCGATGTTCCAGTTCGTATTGGACACGGCATTGTTCAAATTCAAAGCAAATGCTCCGACTTTCATACCATTGTTGCAGTTGCCACCCACGAGTGAAACAGTAGGACGCCTAAAGCGCCCGCCCGGGCCCCTGGTAATGATCAGTTCACGCCGTTACCGGGGGAGGCCCCCCGGACCCCCCGAGTCCGCGGCTACGCCGCGGACAAAGGCTGTTCACAAGAAAGCGCGGCGCCGAAGCTCCAGGACGCATCGGACACGGCAAAGTTCAAAGCCAAAGCAAAAGCTCCGACTCGCATACCAGTGCCGCAGCTGCCACCCACGAGCGCGTAGCACGAGGCAGCGAACCAGAGGCCGTCCGCGAAGTATGTGGTCTCGGAGCCGCTCGCGGTCTGAGGGATCAGGCCGTTCGCGGTCATCTTGGCCGCGCTGATATATCCGCCGGAAGTACCGCCGGGCGTGATGCCGGTCGCAGTGTAGCCGGTGCCTGCGGTATTGTAGGGCGGGGTCATTTTTACGAGGATCTGCTTGTTGCCGTCGGTCACGCAACCCCTGATGCGGTTCCAGGCGTCGCCGTAGTAGTTCTCGATGTGGAACACTTTCATGGCCACGTTGCCGCTGGTGCCGTAGAAGGCGCCCTTGTCGGAGATCGTGCCGGTCTTCAGCAGATGGCTGGCCTGAGATCCGCCGCTATTGTGGCCGTAGCCAAACACGGCCTGGGTGTTGGTGCTCTTTCCCATCAGGATCAGCAGCATATTGATCATGTTGATCTGGCTCCAGGTCTGAGTGCCCCAGAGGCTGCCATTGTTGGCCGCGTAGGTGATCTCGTTGGCGCCGGTCTGGCTGGTGGTAGGAGCGACGCCCTTGATGGAGCGGATCTTGGAGCTGATGGTGGAGCCCTCGAAGGCTGCCATCCAGATGTAGTCCATGATGCTGCCGTCCTCACGGGTGTGAGCATAGGCGTGGAAGTCCTCGTCCAGCTGGATGTTGCAGATCTGCACCTTCATGACGTTGCCACTCTCGGAGGCCTTGATCCAGACGGTGTCGAAGCGGACCATGGCGTTGCCGTCGTAGGCGCTGTTGCTGACGTCAGAGGCGGAGCCGTCCAGCTTCTTCGTGTAGTCGTTGTCGTTCAGCTGGTAGTCAGGAGTGCCGTCGCTCTTTACCATCCAGACGTGGTTGTTCTGGCGGAAGAACACATCCTCGGTCCAGCTGCCGGGGTCGAAAGCGCCGGTGGACAAATTCACGCGGGCGGGGGTGAAGCCCACGGCCATGTCGGTGTAGGTGACGCAGCTCTCGGGGTCACTGTTGGCCTTGTTGATCTCGAAGCCGTAGAGGATGTAGGCGCGAGGGGTCGCGCTGATGATGTTCTCCTCGTTGAGATTGTAGACGCCGTGGTCGCTGAACGGGAAGAAGCGCCAGAAGTAGGTCTGGTCGTTCTCCAGGCCAGTGTCCTCGAAGCTGCCGCTCAGGTCGCTGGTGACGAGCACCAGGTCGCCGTCGGTGACGCTTGCGGGGGCTTCGCCCAGTTTGCGGCGGATCATAACGCCGCCGGTAGTCTGAAGCACCTGGCCGTCGACCGTAGTCGTGGCCGGAACGCTCCAGACGAGTGTGGCCTTGCCGTCTCCGATCCTGACGCTCTTGCTGGTCAGGTTAGAGGGAGGCAGGCCGGTGATCTGGTTTTTCTTGATGCCTGCCAGCACTTCGTCGACTGTGTACTGGGCACCTGTGAAGTCTGCCATGTGGTTAGTCCTCCTTTATGTTTTGGGTGTAGGACTCCGTGATCGACTTGCTGCCGTTGCCGTCAGTAGTCTCGAACGCGGCGGTCTTCGTGTAGTAGTAGTTGCCGTATGCGGGAGTGATGACCGTGACGATGCTGCTGGTGTTGCCCTCTGCGTCCTTCTGGAAGGTCGTCAGGGCCGTCACCTGGGCGCCCTCGTCGGTCTCCAGGATCCCTTCAGTCTCGCCGGCTGCGTTTTTGGTGATGGTGGTCACTTTGGAGCAGAGGCCGTACTTGTCCAGGAAGATCGTCTCGGTCAGAGCGTCGATCTGGTTCTGGAGCGCTCCGGCCACGTCTCCGGCCAGCTTGTCCTTGATACTCTGAAACCAGAGATCGAAGTCGGACTCGGCGGTCTGCTCGAAGGTTGTCAGCGTGTCCACGATGTCCTGGCACATCTCCAGGTACTGCTCACGGCTCAGCTGGTAGTCGGCCTCGGTCTTGCTGACGAACTCAGTGTAGAACTGGTCGAGCTGGTCGAAGAAGGTGCTGGTGTCCAGATGGTCGATCAGCTGCGTGATGAAGCCGCAGACCGCGCTGTCCAGTCTGGTGTCGGTGATGTTGGCCTGGGTCACTGCTGTCGCGTTGGCGCCCACCAGGACCGTCGCCAGGCCCAGCTCGAAGTAGTCGCCGGCTGCGGGCTGGACGATCTCCGGAGCGGCCGGAGTATTGGCCACGGTGCCGGTCTTGACGACCAGCTCGCAGAGTCTGTCCGCGAAGTTGCAGCGGAGAACGATGCGGTCGATGCGGCTGTACTGTGTCGGGGCCGCAGCCAGGGCCAGTCGGTTCTCGGCGTCATCGTAGGCGAAGGCGCCCTTGATCATGCCGAAGCCGGGCCGGACGGTGACGTTCAGACCTTCCGCAGCTACGACCTGGAAGCAGTCGCTGGGGGACGCCAGGACGCCGTTGCTGACCAGTTTGGAAAAGAGAAGACGGAACAGATCAGAGGTCTCAGCTCGGTCGAAAATGGGCATACCCTCCGAGTCTGTGCCGATGATCTCGCTGTCAAAATATCCGTATCGCATTAGGTTGTTTCCCTCCTTATGATTTTTGTGAGTGAGGTGGACTCGTCATTGCCGAAGGTGATGTTGAGCGTCGCCTTGCTGCCTTCGTAGACCTCCTGGATCTCGGTGATCCGCTTCACGGTCTCGATGCCGACGTCCTGGTTCTGATAGGTGCAGAGATCTCCCAGGTCGAAGTCTTCCATGTAGACGAGGTTGGCGCTGGCGTCGATGTCACTGTTGACGACCTCCACCTGAGCGTATTCGTCCAGCTTCTCCAGGCCGCGCTGCCGGAGCAGGGCGGCGTACTGGGTGTCGGAGTAGGTGCGCTCTGTGCCGCTGCTGTCCTTGTAGGTCTTCTGCAGGTCTCGTGCATCCACGAAGATCTCCCGGCGCTCCTGGGTGGCGTCAGTTCTGGCGTCCACCTCCACGATGACACGATCAGCGTCCTCGCCCTCTCCGGCCACATAGGCGAAGTTGGCGGCATTGCTGGCGTCGCGGTCGTAGACGACATTCTTGACGTTGTAGAACGCATTGGAGAAGGTTGCCGGGCTGTTCACTTCCTGGTCATCGGTGCGATCCAGGCCAGCCCAGACCTCGAACGTGAGGATGTTCTCCTCGAAGTCGAAGACAAGGCGGTGGCTCAGTTCCTGGGTGCGCTCCAGCTCGTACATCTTGTCGCCGATCTGGTCGCCAGTGCTTTGCAGCGTAGTGGACGAGCCCAGACCGGAGAGCACTCCCAGCCGGATCTGAGGGAAAACACGGTCGCCGTCGCTGGGGCTGATGAAGTACGTCGTCACCAGGGCCCTGCCGATCTCCTCCGGCGTGCCGGTGATATTGGCCGCGGGAACGGTGACGCGGTTGTTGAACAGGGCCTCGCTGAAGTAGCCCTTGCAGTAAGCTGTGCGGGCGCCCTTGCTGGTCTGTGTGTAGCTGACCTCCCTGATGACGCCCAGCTCCTGCCGGTCGTGCCGGAAGATATAGCGCCCCGAGTTCAGCAGCGGGAAGTATTCCACGGCTGTGTGGATCTCGAACACGCCCGGCTCATAGTATCGCCGGTTCCAGATCAGTGAGCGGTAGATGGAGAACTCGCCGAGCAGCTCGAAGCTGGCGTTTAATACTGAAATTCGCATAATTTACACCCCCAGATATTTGGGCGTGTAGTAGAGGTTGACGTCCAGATTGACGTAGTTCTCGTCGGCTACGTATTCCAGATAGTTGTCGCCCACGTCCAGCTGGAAGGGGTTGCTGGCCCTGTCCACTCGCTGGTAGCAGTTCACGCCATTGAGCTCGACGACCTGGTGCCGCTCGTTGGTGTCGATGACCAGGACGTCGCCCATCTCCATGTCCACCTTCACCCTCATAAAGTTGGATGTTCCGACCTTGGCGATCTTCGGGTTCTTTACCGGGCCACGAGTGGCCACGAACTTGATGATCACACCGGTCTGAACGTCGCCGTCGTTGGCCAGAGCCACCTCCTGGCGGAGCGTTCTGTAGGCCATGGCCATGCCGCCCAGGGCGAGCCCTGTGTAGGGCTTAGGCACGCCCAGGACCTTCTGGCTGGTGACTCTCCACGGGAACGCGAACAGGGCGGTGAAGGCTGCCATGTTCTTGCCGAAGTTGTCCGTGTTGAGCATATACGGATCCGGGCAGAGGAGGTCGACCACGATCTTCAGGCGGCTGTTGAGGTTGGCCTGCTCTTTGAAGCTCCAGCCCTCCAGCTCGTACTCGATGTTGCGGCTGACGCCCATGTTGGTGATCAGCGCCTTGCCGGTGTACTTCGGGTTGAAGAACTTGATCACCTTCTGCCGGTTCTCCGCGTTGTTTTTCAGATCCCGGAAGGCCGCCTCGATGTGGATCGGGCGGGCCTGGATCTTCTTGCCGTCGACTGTTACGCCGTCGACGAGGGCATTGTCTGACGTGCTCAGGGAGATGTCGGACGACTCCAGTCCGGAGACCTTTGTGATGTCCAGATCGGAGCCGGGCCCCATGGTGAGGGTCCGGCCGTTGCAGGTGAGCACGATCTTCAGGGTTAATTTATTCATTTCACACCTCCGACCAGCTTTCTGACAGCTTCGCGCTGTGCTTTGTTTACCTCGGACGGGCTGGCGACCGGAACGTGGTACTCATTGTTCTGCTCCACGTGGTTGTCATAGTAGACCGTGGTGCCGACGCCGGCGGTCCTCAGACCGGCAGCGTGAGAAGCCCCGAGGGCCATCTGAGAGGTGGAGGCTGCCAGCTCGGCACGCATGGCGCCGACGAGCTCTCCGGCTCTTGCCTTCAGGTTTTGCAGCGTCTCAGGCATGGACTTGTCGATGCCTTCACCGATGCCGGGCATGATCCAGCGGCCGACCTCGTCACGGAACTCACGAGAAGGCGATCCGATGTCGAGGGCGTTCTTCGCAGCTTGCAGCAGGCTCCGGGCCAGGTCTGCGACTTTATTGGTCAGCCAGGACCATCCTGCGCTGATGCCGTTCCAGAGGCCCTGGACGATGTCAGAGCCGACGGAGACCATGAGGCTCGGCAGTGTACGGACGCCATCGAGGACGGCGTTGACGAGGCCTGTGGCTGCCGCCTGGCCCTTCTGCACGAGCTGGATCGTCCACTGGTTCAGCTTGTTGGCCGTATTAACCAGCCAGACCCAGACCTGCTCGGGGAGCTGCTGCACCCACTGGATGACAGTCTGGACCATGGTGTTCATCGCCGTGCCGGCTGTGGTCGCCATATTGGCGCCCCACTCGCCGATCCGGGCCACCATGTCAGAGCCCCAGGTGGTGATGCTGTCCAGGGTGGACCGGAACAGCTGGCTGACCGTGTCGGGCATGGTCTCCAGACCGTTCAGCAGGCCCTGGATGATGTAGTTGCCCTGCTCCGCCATGACGGTGCTCGGGCTGTTGATACCCAGGAAGCTCTTGATGCCGCCCAGGATGTTGCTGCCCAGCTGGCAGGCTGCGTCCCATACTGCGGACGCGCCAGCGGCCAGGCCGTTGACGATGCCGTTGATGATCTCCGGCACGGCCGCGCCGATGTCAGCGATCAGCTGAGGGACGGCTGCGGTGATCTGACCCCACACTTCCTGGGCGCTTGCCAGGACCTGCGGGCCCGCTGCGATCAGGCCGTTGATGATGGCCGTGATGATCTGGGGCAGTGCGGCCACGATCTGGGGCACGATGACCGGGATGGCCTCGATCAGAGCCAGCAGGAGCGAGATGCCCGCCTGCACGATCTGAGGCGCTGCTGCGACCAGCGTGGAGACTGTGGACTCGATGATCTGAGGCAGCGCTGCGATCAGCGCGTCGATCACGGTCGGGAGCGCGTCCACCAGGGCCAGCAGGAGCGTGATGCCTGCCTGGAGGATCTGAGGGACTGCTGCCACCAGGAAGCTCACCACGGAGTTGATGATCTCCGGCAGTGCTGCGATCAGAACAGGCAGAGCAGCGAGCAGACCATCAGCCAGGCCGATGATCAGCTGGAGCGCACACTCCAGGAGAGCCGGCAGCTGGTCGATCAGCGTGGTCACGGTGTAGGCGATCAGCTCGACGAGAGCCGGCAGAAGCACCGGCAGCATGGAGCTGATACCGTTGACGATGCCGGTGAAAATGTCCACCAGACAGCCCAGAAAAGAGCCCAGGCCGTCGCTGCTGATGAAGTCCGTGATCTTCTGCACGACGTCCTCAGCAGCCGCCACAAAGTCGAAGGCCGTGACAGCGTCCCGGGCCTGCTCCAGAATACTCTGGCCAGCGGAGAGAACTGCGGGCACGATGGCAGCAGCCAGTCCCGGGATCTGGGAAACGATGGCACCGGCCAGAGCCGGCAGCGTCTCAGCGAAGCGCGGGATGATCTCGGCCAGGTTCTTGACGATGTTGTCCGCCGCCGTTGCGAAGGCGTCGGCCAGCTGATCAGCATCGCCGGAGCCGTTCATGAAGTTATCCCAGGCGGCCTTCGCCGCTGCCATGGATCCCTCCAGCGTCTCGGAGGCTTCCTTGGCTGTGGTGCCGGTGATCCCCATTTCTTCCTGGATCACATGGATCGCCTGGTAGACGTCGTTCAGGTTGTTGATGTCATACTTGACGCCCGTCAGCTTCTGAGCATCGGCCAGCAGTCGCTCCATCTCGGTCTTCGTGCCGCCGTAGCCCAGCTTCAGGTTGTCCAGCATGGTGTAGTTCTGTTTTGCGAAGCCCTGGTACGCGTTCTGGATCATATCCATGGACGTGCCCATCTTGTTCGCATTGTCGGCCATGTCGATGATGGCCATGTCCGCCACCTTGGCGGCTTCCTCGGTGTTACCTCCGAGGGACTGGAGCAGGGACGCCGAGAAGCTCGTGACCGTGCTCATGTAGTCGTTGGCAGACATTCCTGCCGTCTGGTAGGCGCGATCCGCTGCGGCGATGACTGCGTCCGCAGTGTCGCCGAACAGCGTCTCGACGCCGCCCACGTTCTGTTCGAGAGCGCCCACACTGCTGAGGGCCGTCTTCCCGAGGTTGACCAGGCTATCGACTGCCCTGGTCATCATCTGGCCGCTGAACACGCCCAGCGCCTGCTGTGCGATGCCTGCGACCTTGCCCATCCCCGACTGTAGACCGCCGGAGTCCAGGCTTGTGTCAAGTTTTAGGGTTCCATCTGATGCCATGACCTTACCTCGCTACCGTTCAAGAGTGCGGCAGGGTTGCCGCCGTTCATAAGTAGGTTGTTTAGGTCACTTTCGAGCTGCTGACGGTCAGCCGACTGAGGGAGAGCGTAGATGCGCTTCATCTTCTCATAGTGCTGCCGCTGCTCCTTGGACATCTTGGCCGGGATCTTCATCGTGCGGTAGCCGATGATCTTGACCAGCTGCGTGTCCTCGGGTAGCGATCTAAAGAGCGCTCGGAACTGCCACCAGTGGAGGGGGCGCCGCGCCAGATCCAGGCCGTAGGCCTGCATGAACGCGGAAAAAATATAATCAGCGTCGTGCTCGTAGGAAAAAGGCGGTTCATCGTTGACGGTGTCATCTGCGGACTTGCCCGTCGTCTCTGCGGGATCTACGCCGCAGCGGTAAAACCAGACCATCTTGCTGATCGCCTCGTCGAGCACATCAGGATCAAAAACGACGCCGGGGAAGTATAACTGGAGCGCGGTCTGGATCTTCTCCAGATCATCGAGCTCAGGATCTTGCAGCACTTCCTCAAACAGTATGCCTGTCCGGAAGTGCGTGCTGATCGGGACCAGCTGGCCCGCGATCTCGACCTCCTCCGGCAGCCCGTCGATCAGCAGGTTCAGCGCTTTTTACCCTTGCCGTGCTTCTGAGAGACGAACTGCGCGGTCTGCATATTACGGACGGCGTTCTGCTGGCGCTGGGTGTAGCGGTTGGTGAGGTCATTGAGAGCCTTGCGCTCACCAGCGGCCCACTCGCTGACCTTCTCGATGGCCTTGAGGTGATCCATGACGTTCATCTTGCCGCCGAACAGCTTGACAGCCGTGCCGGCGCCGAAGATCTCGTCGAAGCAGGTGTTGACGACTTCGCACTGGGCGCGGTAATTGGCCGCAGCAGTCGGGAAGCTCTGACGCTTCGCCTCCAGAGCAGAGTCGCGCATTTTAACCATGGCCGTCTCGAACTTCTCCATGAAGTCGGCGTCCATCAGATCGCCTTCGAGCTTGACGTTGTTAATGATCAATTCCATTATTTTGTTTTCCTCCATTGGTCGGTGCTATAAAAAGAGCACCAGCAGGCTGCACCGTTTGGCCTGCTGGTGCCTGGTCGCTCACTGCCTGATCAGGCCAGTCGTGCGGAGCCAGTTGTTGCGTTGTTTAGGACTTAGCCAGCTGCTGCGGTGTCGTACTTGCCCTTGAAGTCGCCGGCGGTGAACTTCTTGGTCACGGTGTCGAACTTGCCCAGAACGGGATCGCCGACGGCGTGCAGAGTGCCGGTGACGCTGATCTTCTCGCCGCCGGCGCCGGAGTTTTCGCTGACCTCGTTGGCCACGGTAAACAGGCGGGCGGTGTATTCGGCAGTAGCCTCAGAGGGCTCGCCGATGGGGTTGAACAGCTCCACGCGGACATACTTCAGCTGGGCGTCGCTGCCAGTGGCGTGATCGCGGCCCATCTTCCAGAGCTTGTAGATCGCCTTCTGGGAAGGGATCAGGCGGGACTCGTAGGCGAACTCGGTCTCGTAGCTGGTGATGTCGGTGGATGCAGTGACCTCGTTGATGTAGGTCTCGCTGTCGGTCTGTGCGTTGGGGCTCTCGTCCAGAGTGGTGAAGCCGGTGCCCATGAGCTCGAAGGCGCCGTCGATCTCGGCATAGTCCGCGATGGCGTTGCGAAGCAGGGCAGCACGGCTCTCGTCAAAGAGCTGAAGATCAAACTTTTTCATGTGCTTATGCCTCCTTGTGATAAATGAGTTCTAACTGGATCTGATAGCGTGCGTTCCTCATGGACTCGTCGAACATATAGCCAGACGAGAGCACGCTGAGCTGTTCCGGGTGCATACCTTCCGGCAGCTCCGGGAACTTGCCGGCCGCCTCCTGAGCTTCGACCCAGTTGGCGAAGTCCTCGTAGAAGGTGCTGTTGGCAATGTTCTGGAGCCGGTCCATGCTGTAATACTCCCGGCTGCCGAAGTTGAACTGATAACGCCGGTCGGAGCTGCCGTCTATGTACGTCTCGATGATGGGGTTGAAGATCCCCGTCTCGATGGTGTACTCCTGCGGCTTATCTCCCAGGGCGTCGACGCGGAACACTCCGGCGCTGAGGAGAGGGCAGTCCCTGAAATAGTTGGCGACGCCCTCGATGATTGACTTGACCATGTTTGGCCTCCTTTACTTTCCGTTGACCAGTCTCAGGATCTGCGCTCTGTGTGCGGTTTTCATTCTCTCGAACCACATACCGCCGCGCCTGGAGTCGTAGCTCCGGGTCTGGCTGGTGTTGTAATACTGCCGGCGGGCGTATGGTGCGATGTACTGCACCTCGCCGGAGCCGATGACGGTGCCCAGCGTGCCGGATCGCTCCAGGGCGCCGGTGCGCTTAGGGACCATCGGAGCGCAGAGCCTGAGCACTTCGCTGTCGATGATCTCCTGCTTCTTGCTGAGCACTTCGTTCATTCTCGGGGCGCAGCCGGCGTTCCAGATCAGCTGGGCTTTGCCGTTCTTTCCCTGGATGATGACGCCCCTGGGGTTGGTGATGGGCTTAAACGCCATTTTACTCGCCTCCGATCCGCCAGTGCTTCACGGCGGCCGAGCCTCTGATGGTGTTGTCAGCGTACTCCTTGACGTGGATCAGCTGGCTGTGAGCTGCGAGCTCCTCCAGCGCTCCGGCGTCAATGGGATCCGCCAGCGCGGTCTCCATTGGCACGACATAGTCGCCCGTCTGAAGTGTCCAGCAGCCGGCAGCGGCCGCGTCGTCCATGCGGGCATACTCAGCCTCGGAGACGTAGCCCCGGCCGTTCTGGACCGTTGCGTTGGCCGGGATCCGCAGCTTGTAGGCGAGGCTCTGGGAGTGAGCTCCGTCCGTGGAGTGGCCGGAGCTCTTATTTTCCAGAAACGACGCGCTGCGGATGCAGGTCGGGAAGTAGACCTCGCGCCGATCAGCGCCCAGGCGTTTATTAAAGACTGTTATCGCAGTCTGCACATACATGGCGGCAGCCTCCCTTCAGAGATCGGCTCAGCCATCCGGTCGGCAGCAGGTAGACGCGGGCCGCTTCGAGGATCTTCTTGCGGAGCAGCTCCTCAGCGGTCTGGCCGTCCTGGCCCTCTGTGATGTAGGTCACGGAGTAGCCGTCGTTGGTCTCGCTTTTCACACCTGCAGCCTGGTTGCCGTTTGCGCTGGCCTGGTTGTTGTGATAATGGACGACCTCCGCCGCAGCGCAGACCGCGAGCTTCACGCGGTTGTCCTCTTTGGCGAAGATGTCCCCGTTGATATAGGTCAGGTAGCCGATGACCGCCTCCGCCTTGGCCTCGACTTTGGAGAAGTCAGCCTCTGGGATCGTGTCCCCGAAGGTCTGCTTGTAAAAATCATAGGAGACGTACATCAGGCTGCACCTCCTTTACTTAGACGCTGGTGGGGGTCAGCACGGCGAACGGGAAGCGCTTCGCCTTTTCCTTGGCCATGGCGTTGACAGGGTTCGGGATCTCCCAGCCCAGACGCATGACAGCACGGAGGGCCACCATGTCGTTCTGCATCAGGTTGTAGGCGATGGTGCCGTCAGTGTTCTGCACGACGCCCTCAGTGAACAGCTTGAAGGTGATGTCCTGGCGGATGGAGTACACCAGCTGAGAGAAGTCGCCGGAGATCATGTGGGCCTTGGCCTTGTCGAAGGCGCCATTGCGAGGGAACTGGATGGCGGAGCCGTCCAGGGTATAGTTGCCAGCCTGCTGCATGGAGTTCAGGAACAGAGGACGCTCGTTGCCGTCCTTCAGGCCGCGCAGCTTAGCACGCATACCGATGTCGGCCACATGGCCGGACACGAAGTAGCCGGACTCCTCCACCTTGGAGATGATGCCGCCCTCGCCGAGCAGGTCAGTGTAAAGATCAGCAGAGATCTGCTTCACTGCGCCGGCAGTAGTAGCGGAAGGCACCAGACCCTCACGCCAGGTTGCAGGCTTGTCAGTGCCGAACAGGATGGCGGCGTCGATGACCTGGCCAAAAGCCTCCTGGATACGAGGACGGACCTCGCCCCAGATGTCGTAGTCAGCGTCGTCCAGAACTGCCTCGGGGATGGGAACGATGACCGCGATCTCCTCGGCGATGATGGTCTTCTTGTCCCATGCCTGTCTGGTGGTCTTCTTCTGACCGGTGTCGCCGTTCACGAAGTAGGCGATAGGCAGAGCATCCAGAACAGGGAGACGGGTCTGGGCTGCAGTCATGTTGGCCAGACGGCGGCCCATGGAGAGGACAGCGGACTGAGCGATGGCGCCCTGGATGATTTCCGCAGCACGGTCCTCGGGGATCAGAGACTCGGCGCCAGATCTGTCAATGATCTGGGCGTCGGTCTCAAAAAGCTGAAGATTAAAATACTTTTTCATGTGGTTATTCCTCCATAATTTTGTTAGTTGCGGCCCGCTTTTCTGCGGATGGCAGCGTTGATGAAGTCGTTGCTGTTCTGGTTTCCAGAGCTGCCCGCACCGGAACTTTCCGTGCCGGTCTTCACGCGGTAGGACCCGCTGCCGGCAGTGGTAAAGCGCGGGTTGTCTTTCAGGAACTTAGTGACGGCCTTGTCGAAGTCCAGCTTGCTGTCCTCCTTCATGAGAGCCTGGGCCTTGAACATGACATAGTCAGCGTCCTCGTCGCGGACTCCCTTCTGGCGGAGTGTCTGGGCGTTCTTCAGAGCGTCACGCTCTGCGCGAGCTTCGTCGCGCTCTCTTGTGATGGCGTCCACGTTGGGCTTCTGCGCTGCCTGCTGGGCCTTGTAGTCCGCGATGGCCTGGTTGATCTGCTCCTCGCTCAGACCCTGCTGCTGGAAGTAGGAAGCGAGGGCAGCCCTCTCAGCACGAGAGGCTCTGGCGTTTGCGATCTCCTCGGCCTGCTGGAAGCTGTAGCTGGGGCCAGCGTTGCCGCCATTGTTCCCGGCGTTTCCTGCCTGGCCGCCGTTGCCAGATCCGGCGTTGCCGCCCTGGCCATTGCCAGCGCCGCCCTGGCCGCCGTTGTCCAGGAGCTGAAGGTTGAAAAACTTGTGCATTGTTATTCCTCCGTTTTTGTGATGAGTCGTGATCATTCCCGCCGCATTTAGGGAGCGGCGTCTGCCCATAATAAAAGCACCTCGCGACGCTTAAACTATTGTGATATTTCCGTAGCTGCCCTGGATCCCGTAGATCCCCAGCAGCCAGGTGTCGATCAGGGCCTTGCCGATGTCGTTCAGCCGGTCCCACTTGATCTGCACGTTGCCGGGCTCAGTGATGGCCTCGATCTGGAGGCCGGCGATCTCCCGCAGCCCCTCGATCAGCGTCAGCGTGACCGAAGACACGGCCGCGCAGATGATGTTATTGCCAGGAGGCACGCCAGCAGGCCGCTCAGCGTGCCCTGTTACGCTCAGGCTGTTCTCGTCGACGTGGATGTTGATCATGTGCTTCCTCCTCTCTGAGCGGCGTCCTGGTCCGCTCTGCGGCGCTTCTCGGCTCGCTCCTGAGCCTTGGCGATCTGCTCAGCCTGCCAGCGGGCGTAGACCTGCGGGCTCGGTGAGATCCTGCCAGTGGTGCGGCCGGTATAGACGCGCTCCATCTGCTCCTCCAGGCCCATCGCAGCGGAGAAGCTGCGGTACTGCTCCAGCTGGGCCTGGTACTTACACTGGGCGATGGTGATGTCTTCCTTGTCAGCTCCGGCGGTGCGGAGGAGCTGCACCTGCTCACGCCTGGCCCTCATGGCCGTCTCCATCTGCCTCTGCTTCTGGGTGGCCTCGTAGGCGTTGTACTCCTTGCCCCGGAAGCTGCGCGGGGTGGCCTCCCTGCGGTTCTGCTCCTCCAGCCACTCGTCTGTGTAGAGGCGCTCGCTGATGCCGGGGATGAAGGGGTAGTAGGTGTGGTGGCAGTTCCAGCCCAGCAGGCCCGGGCCGGTGCCCAGGCCGCACTTGGTTGTCAGCTGCTCCTTGGTGTAGACCTTGCCCTGCCATGCAGCGTGATCCGGACGAGCTCCGGCGTGCCATGTGACCTCGAAGTAGTCGGTCCCCAGCCGCTGGGCGTTCAGATCCGTGACGTGACCGGTGAGCTGGCCGAAGCCAGTGAGCAGAGCACGGCGGGCGGCCACGTCCACGCGATTGTGCCAGCCGCTGGCGTAGTCCACGCCGTAGTCGCTGCCGCCATCGCTGAAGGGGTGGTCGGTCCGGAGCCCGGAGGCTGTCATCTGGCTGACCATGCGGCGGACCAGCGTGTTGTAGTCATAGGCGCCGTTGGCCATGCCGGTGATGGCGTCGTCCAGGTAGCCATTGTAGACGTCAGCCAGGGGCGTGAAGACTTTCCCGCCGTGGCCGTTGTCCAGCATGAAGCCGGTGCTCCTGGTGATGTTGTAGAGCTCCTCGCTGGACTGATGCACCAGGGCGTCGGTCAGCTGCTGGAGCTCGGGGTTTTGCTCGTAGGGGATGAACTCCTTGCCGATCTGCTCGTAGAGGCTGCGGTCGCGGGTATATTCCCGCTCGATGACCTCAGCGTAGAGCCGGCGGACTTCCTCCTCGTTTCCGTCCACGGCCTTCCGGATCAGGTCCTCAATGTCCTGGGTGCTGTTGCCCAGGATGATGAGGCGCTGGATCTGCCAGTCGGCCGAGTCGGTGATTGTGCCGGCCTTCCGGATCCGGCGGATGATGTCGTCCATGATCGCCATCTCCAGGTCCCGGAAGCGCTTCTCGACGCCGGCAGCCAGTAGGTCGTGGTAGCTCTGATCCATTACATCAGAACGCCGGCGGACTGGTCAGGCAGCTTACTGGCTGCGACTTCCTCCGTCTCGCCGTACCATTTCGCGCGGTACTCCGGCAGGCCCATGGCGCCCATGGCGACGTCCTTGCGGTCCTCGGCTCTTTCCGTCTGCTTGTCTTCGATGATGGAGTCATCGAAGTCGATCACGATGTCGGTGTTCTCCGCCAGGCCGGACACGTTGGCAGTCTTACCCAGGCGGATGATCGTGCGGATCAGGTCGGTGAGAACGTCCTGGAGGATGATCTCATGCTTGCGGATCGTGCGGTACATATCGGAGTTTTCGCTGATGACCTGGGTGGCCGTCGCGACCGTGCCACGCTCGAAGCGGTAGTATTGGGTGCCAAAGCCGCACTTGAAGGAGAGCAGATTCAGATCGTTGTTGATGGCCTGCTCGTGCTGCTCGGTCCTCAGCTCCATGTTGACCTCGTGCAGCGCCTCCTTGGTGTTCTTGAAGTAGTCCTCCGGCAGCGTATAGAAGACACTGTCGTCGGGATCGAATACCTGGGAGCCGCTGGCGTCGGTCAGCATCTCAGGCGCCACGAAGATGCGCTTGCGACCGAGGGTGAACTCGTTGGCGTAGCTGTCGTACTCCAGGTCGATCTTGGCCAGGACGTCGATGCTGTTGGCGAAAAGTGCCACGCCCATCGGGTTGGTGTCGTCCTCGTCCACATTGTTCGCGATGTTCAGCTTGTCGATGATGAACTGGGGCTGATTGGAGCCGGTCTCGACTCTGGCAGCCAGGCCCTCGAAGTACGGGATCGCGTTCCACTCGGCAGGCGTTAGATCTCGACCAGCACCGGAGGAACACTCCACGACGCTGTTCTCGATGACGTACTGATAGCCGAGATCGTTGCCATCCTTGTCCTGCCAGGGCTCCAGCTTATGGTGTTGGAGCTGGACGTACTTCTTGCGCTTGTAGGTCTTCGGAAATGCGAAGATGACCTCGGTGATCCTGGAGTTCTCCCAGGCTGTGGGGTAGATGTTCTTGGCCACCACATAGTCCAGCTTGATGTCAGCACTCAGGACGCTGCCGTCTTCGGCCACTTCCATGTTGGTCAGATACGGGACATAGGCCACGGTGCCGCAAGCAGCCTTGCGCTCCTGGTACTCGTTGCCCTGCACGGTGAAGTTCGCAGCATCGAGAACGCTGCGGACGAACTTGGCCGTGGTCTCGTCCTTGATGGTGATGGTGACGCGCTCGTTCAGCAGCAGGTCGCTGATGTCCTCGCAGATCTTCTTCGCCATGCCCAGGCTCTTGCGATGGCAGCGCTCATACTGCCCGGTGCCATGGTAGACGCGGTACTGATGGAAGCGCTTGACGTTCGCCCTGTACCAGCTGTCCCACATGGCGATCTTGCTGTAGAAGGAGCTGTCGATGGTGTCGATGCCCTTCTTTTTGAAATACTCGAAAATGTTCATTTTATGGCTCCTTCCGGCTCCTCCTCTTTATCCCTAACGGGCAGGTAGTTCTTAATTTTCGACCACATTCCCATGACCAGGTAGCGGATGGCGTCCATGCCATGGTCGTCCTGCTTCACGGGCTCCTCGCGGCCCCTCTCGATGCTTTTCTTGTCGTACTCATAGAGACCGAACTCCCGGACGGCGTTCTCCTGGTCTGGCGACACGGTCATCATCTTGAAGGTCAGGAGCTTCTGCACTCGGGAGATTCCCAGCGCCACGTCGTTCTCGGCGTCGCGGATCAGCACGTTGTAGCCGATGCCCCTGGTGGCCCGCTTGATCTCCTCCATCAGGCCACGGGCCGAGGGGTCGATGAAGATATAAAAATAGCTGCACGAGTAGGTCTCATGCAGCAGGTTCAAAAACTTGACGAAGTCCCCGGCGTACTCGCTGGGGCTTTTCTGCGTTCCGGTCTCCCGGCCGCTGTGGTAGTATTCCGCCAGGCCGTCCAGCTTGTGCTCGTACTCATTCAGGCCGGCCGCCTGGTATGTTGTGGCGTTCTGCTGACCATAGTCCACGCCGATGCCGATGATCCGGTAGTGGTCGCGGCTCGGGCGCTGGATGGCAGCATCGCCGAACATATAGTAGATAAGCTCGTCCACGCCGATGCTGAGGCCGAGCCAGAGCCATCTCCACTGGCGCTCATCCACTTCGTGGAGGATCTCAGCCGCCTCGATCAGCTTGGCGCCCAGCCACTCAGGAGGCACGTCCCGGTAGTCCACATGGACGTGGATGCAGTCCGGGCGCTTCTCCATCTTCCGGCACCAGACCACCACGGGGGCGTTGGGGTTCTTCGGCGGGTTGTAGAGGTAGAGCATCTGGAAGCCTTCGGCGTTGCCTCTGATGAAGGTCGCCTCGATGTTCTGGAGCTCGTCCTCGCCTTCGCCGTCTGTGAAGAACTCGCTGACCTCATCCAGCAGCACGATCTTGATGGGCTTGCTCTCGTCGATGATGCCCTTGGTGTCGTCAATGCTGTCGGATCCGGTGAAGTAGATGGTGTTGCCGTTTGGCTTGTATGTGATTTCCATGGGGCTGACCGTGATCTTGAACAGGCTCTCCGGCAGCCCCAGGCGCTTGATGGCTCGCTTGATCTCTTTGTAGACCGTCTTCCGGAGCTTGTTATGGCGCTTCCGGATGACCACGGCGGAGCAGTCTTCCTCGCTGACGATCTTATACACGACCTCGATGGCAGCCTCTGAGGACTTGGTGCCGGCTCGCCCAGAGGTCAGGATCTTGTGCGTGTGCTCTCGATCATTGAAGGCCGGCCAGAACTTCGGGATGATCAGGTCACTGATGCGGGTCGTGCGTGTCATTGATGATCACCACCTTCCCGGCGTCATCGGAGCCGTCGTTCAGCTTAGCCTTCAGCAGATGAAGGCGAGCTTTCTGCTCCTCTGTAGCTGCGTCCCAGTCCTTGTGCAGCATCTCGTCGTATTGCTTAATCAGACCCCGGAGCTCACTCTGAGCGCGTGCCTGTGCTTTCATAAAGTTGGCCTGCTTGTCCCAGGCCTGCTGGACTTCCCATTTCTCGCCCCATGACTCGGCGCCGCTGCGGTCCTCGATCTTCTCGATGGTCTTGTCTTCAGCGTCTTTGACGTAGGCGATCTTCTGAGCCCGGATAATGGCAGCGTAGGCCAGCTGGATCTGGGTCCAGAGAAGATCCAGAGGGGAGGAGCCCGCTGTCAGGTGCAGCAGTTCCAGTGTCTCCTCTGGGAGATACTTGGACAGGAAGCCGAACTTCTCGGCGTTCTTGTTACCGGGTGGCCCGGTGGCGTTCTTGTTGCCAGGCTGCCCTCCTCGTTTGCGAGCGTTCGGTTTTTTAGGTTGCGAGCGCTCGGTTTCTTCGGGGGCGTCCCATTTGTAGATGCATTTCCATCGGCGGACAGTCCCCTCCGGGATGTCCAGCTTCCGGGAGATTTCTATGAGTTTAAGGCCCTGCCGATACAATGCAAGGGCCTCGTCCACTCTCGAGTTCCTTGCTTTTGGCATGGTCTCGCCGCCTCCTATTCGTCGTTTCGATAAACGGAAAAGAGCAGGCCCCCTTCGGTCCTGCTCTCATTCGTCCACTTTACCAGTATAACACGTTCTGGTTTGCAATGTTCGCCGACTTTCTAAAAGTCGTTCAGCAGCTCGTCCTCGGCCTCCTGGATGCGCTTGGTGGCCGTGTCGAAGTATTGGTCGCCCAGCTCGATGCCGATGAAGTTCCGGCCCTCCTGGACGCAAGCGACGCCCGTGCTGCCAGACCCCATGAAGCAGTCCACCACGGTCCCCCCCCCTTGGACAGATCTGGATCAGGGCCTTCAGGAGCTCCACGGGCTTCTCGTCTGGTGGTGCTTCTGCTTGGTGTTGACGCCGTTGATGTGGTAGATGCCCGGCATGGCCTTGGCGCCCTTGGCTGCCTTCCAGTCCACCTCTTTCCGGCCGTTGGTGCCCCAGACGATGTACTCGCAGTCGTTACGAAAGCGGCCGGGGATGTTTCGGCTGATGCCCTTGGCCCAGACAATGACCCCACGCCATACCCAGCCGGCCATCTGGATCGCGTCCGTCATGGCCGGAAGGTTTCGCCAGTCGATGAAGGCGGCGATGGTGCCGCCTTCCTTGGTCAACTCTCTGAGCTCCATGCTGACATGGGTCATAAACTGGATGAAGCTGTGCTGGTCCATGTTGTCACCGGAGAAGCTGGGGAAGCGTGCCGCGCCGTTGAAGTCGGCGTCGGTGTACTTGACACGGGTGTCCTGTTTGCGGTCGCCGGCAAACAGGCCGCCGCTGGAATACGGCGGATCTATCAGAACGAGATCCGCGCAGCCGGGCTCCAGCTGCCGCAGAAGGTCGAGACAGTTGCCTTTTAACAGTTTGATCATCCTAAAACCTCCCCCAGATGGGTGACGCCCATCTTCCTGAAATGATACGCCCTGCGGACGCTGTAGTTGATGGCGTTAGCCACCTCGGTCATCGGTGCCCGTGCTATGTAGAACTCAGTCAACACGGTCTTCTCGTTGTCGTCTTCCAGCTTCTCGATGGCGTCGCTGATCTCGATGACCAGGGTGGCCTTCTCACGCCGGAGCTGCTCGATCTCTCGATCCAGCTCGTCCACTCTGGCGATGACGTCGGCCATCTTATCGGTCGGAGTGCTCTGGACCCTGTCGCGGTCATAGCGGATGGCACCAGGCAGCAGGCAGGCCCTCAGCTCGTCCCGCTGGGTCTCTTTCCGTCTGATGATGATCTCCTTGCGGCGGATCTGCATCAGGAAGTCATAGGTCTCGTCTAAAGTCATGACGGCGTCACCTCCTTCGTGAGAAGCTGCTCCAGGCTGACGACGATCTTGTCAGCGCCCAGGGCGAAGCCCAGCTCGCGGTTGGCGCCTCTGGAGTTCTCCCATCCTGGAAGCTGCACCAGGTAGTCAGCAGCAGACAAGAGAGCCAGATCGACCCGCATGATTTCCTCGTAGCTCATGCACTCAACGGGGATGGCGTCATCAATCGCCGCAGGGTTAATGACGTTGTAGCCCATCTCCTTCAGCGCGGCGGCAGCCTTCGCAAACTGACGCCGGTAGTCTTTATGGCCCGTAATGGGGCCGCTTAAATATCCGATCATCTGAAAACCCTCCCTGTCTTTTTGTGTTTTATCGTGATGCGGCCGACTATTTCAAAGCCGGCCATGTCAGCCAAAAGGCGGAAGGTGTGGATCAGGTCCTTGTTCTTTCGCTCAGCCTCGTTTTCTTCTTGTATGACGTTTTTGGTGCCGAGATAGGCTGTCACATCGAGATAGCCCTCCGCGTTTCTCCTCGGGTCGCTCATTTATTTCTCCTTTCTTTCAGTGCTGCCATCAGGGCCGCCTGACTGGTGTCTTTTGCCTCCAGGGCGTCCATGACCTGCTCGTCCACGGTGCCCTCTGCGATCAGGTGGTGGATGATCACCGGCTTCTCCTGGCCCTGCCGATAGAGGCGGGCGTTGGCCTGCTGGTAGAGTTCCAGACTCCAGGTGAGGCCGTACCACACGATCACATGGCCGCCCTCCTGGAGATTGAGGCCGTAGCCCACACTGGCCGGATGCGCCAGGAGCACCTGGACCTCGCCAGCGTTCCACTCTGCGATGTCCTCCGGGCCGTCCAAAGTCCGGGCCTCGGGGATCGCTGCTCGGATAGCGTCCAGGTCGTGCTTGTAGCTGTAAAATACCAAAACAGGGCCGTCGGTGGTGTCGATAATCTCCAGCAGCGCCTCCAGCTTTGCATCATGCAGCCGGACGACATTGCCCTCGTGGGAGTAGACGCTGCCGTTGGCAATCTGTAGGAGCTTGGTCATCACGGCGGCCGCGTTCAAGGCAACCACGTCCTCGTCGTCGATGTGAAGCAGCTGCTCGGCCTCCATGGTCTTGTACTGCTTCATCTCCTGGGGGCTCAGCTTGACCGGGATCCGGTTGTCGATCCGCTTCGGCAGCTTCAGGTAGTCGGCCGCGCTCATGCTGATGCAGATGTCGCTGATGGCGGCCTCGATCTTCTCCCCGGCTCCCCGAAGGGGCTCCCACTTGAAGACGATGTAACCGTTCCGGGCTCCCGGCCGGAAGTATTTCTCGCGGTAGGCGCCCAGCGTCTGGCCCAGGCGTTCGCCACGGTCCAGCAGGTAGATCTCAGCCCAGAGGTCCATGAGACCGTTGGCCGAAGGAGTGCCGGTCAGACCGACGACCCTGCTCACCTTCGGCATGACCTTCCGGAGAGCCCGGAAGCGTTTGGCCTGGGGGTTTTTGAAGCTGGAGAGCTCGTCGATCACAATCATGTCGAAGGGCCAGCCGGTCTTCAGCTTCTGGTAGAGATCCACCAGCCAGACCACGTTGTCGCGGCCGATGACGTAGATGTCGGCGTCCGTGGTCAGCGCCTGGCGCCGCTGCTCCTGTGATCCCAGCACCTTGCTGACGCGAAGGTGGCGGAGGTGGTCCCACTTGGCATGCTCTCGTGTCCAGGTGTCCTCAGCCACTCGCTTCGGCGCGATGACCAGGACGCGATCCACCTCGAACATCTCGTTGATCAGGATGTCGATGGCGGTCATGGTGATGACGGTCTTGCCCAGGCCCATCTCCAGCAGCATCCCGGCCTTCGGGTGCTCCAGGATGAAGTCGGTGGCCCTTGTTTGGTAGTCGTGGGGGGTGTACTTCATCAGCCGATCACCTCATTCCCTGGCGGCTCTGGCTTCTGCTTCCTCCGCCTCGATCCGTGCCATCTCCTCGGCGTACTCCTCCGCCTCATGCTCCAGATGTTCTTTGTCAGCCCATCGGGCCATGCACCAGTCGATGGCCTCCTGCTTGCCGGTGATCAGCGCCACGTTGCAGCCCATCTTCCGCAGTTGTTCCATCTGCCACTTTTGGATGGCCGTGGGCTTTTCGCCATCGCGCTTCAGCTCTACAAACCATACCCGGCCACCCGGTAGGATAGCGATCCGGTCGGGCACGCCGTCGTTCCCGGGGCTTGTGAACTTCATAAACTTGCCGCCCATTCTCTCGACCTGCTTCCGCAGGCCGCTCTCTATGTCTCGTTCTCGTTTTTCCATCTTTGGATCCTCCGTAACAACTATTCACTCTCGCGCGTATATGTCCGTGCGGGCGCTCTCGGGCGCGGTTTTCGTTGTCTATATTCAAATAATTAAAATATTAGGGGTTTCTTTGTTACCTTGTTACCTTGCCTAAAATATCGGGGGTTTTGGCGGTAACAACAACTTGAAAACAAGCAGTTGTTACCCCGTGAGCCTCCGACCGTGCACGGGTAACAACTTAATCGTTACCCGTGCTCCGGTGGTAACAACGCTGTGGGCCATATCCTGGCACCTTTTCCAGCTTGCTGCCGCTTTTCCAGCCGCCGATCCTCAGCAGCATGGTCTTGATCCGGTCGCCGTCCTGCCGCGTAAAACGGGCCCACGGGAGCCCCAGGCACTCGCAGTAGATCTCCTTGGTGCTGACTCGCGTGCGCTGCATCGTGCCCTCGATGGTCGGGCTCAGGACGTCGCGCTGCTGGAAGTAGTCCACACGCTGGCTCAGGTCCCAGCTGTACCAGTCCGCCGGCAGCAGGGTGTCCAGATACTCGGCCACCTCGCCCTCGCGCTCGTCGAACTCCAGCGCGTTCAGCTGCATCCTCGCGGCCTCGCGTTCCAGCTCGTAGTCCAGGTAGGTCGTCTCGCCCTCGGCCACGAAGATCATGGCCTCGGCCCAGATCTGGGCGCGGGTTTCCTCGGTCATCTCCCAGACGCTGAGGCGGCCCTTCTTCACGGGAACGGGCCAGAAGCGTCGGTTGCCGGTGGTATCTCTCAGGAAGCCGTCGGTGCTGTTGGTAGTGCCGCAGATGATGCAGGTCCTCGGGTGGCTCTGCACCACGCGGCCGTAGGCTGCACGGTAGGCGTCGTCCTGGCGGCTCAGGAAGCCCTTGACGATGTCGATGTCGGCCTTGCGGGTGCCCTGCATCTCGCCGATCTCCATGATCCACTTGCCCTGGAGCTTCTCGGCTGCGGTCTTGTCCCTGGTGTCGGCCAGGCTGAGGGAGTCGTCAAACCATTCGCCGCCCAGCTTCCGGAGCAGGGTGCTCTTGCCGATGCCCGGAGGGCCATCGAGCACGAGCATGGTGTCAAATTTGCAGCCAGGCTGCAGCACACGCTGGACGGCTCCGACGAGGGTCTTGCGGGTCACAGCCCGGGTGTAGGTGGAGTCCTCGGCGCCCAGATAGTCGATCAGTAGCGTGTCCACTCTGGACACGCCGTCCCACTCAGGCAGCGCCTGGATGTATTCCCGCAGGGGGTTGAAGTGTCGGTCGTCGGCCACTTTGATCAGTGCCGTGACGACGGCCGAGTTGGTGAAGCGGGACTGGTAGACTCTGTTCATGTATGCCAGGAGCTGCGCGTCGTCGGCATCTCTCCAGGTGCCGCCGTCATTTCGCCACGGCAGCGGTCCGGTCTTTTCGATGGCCTGCTTCAGATCGTTGTAGGCGATGTTCTGGAGGCCCTCATCGTGCTGCACGATCAGCACGGCGTTGACGAGAGTCGGGCAGACCTCCATCTTGGCGTTGCGCTCCAGCAGAAGGGCCCAGTCCTCCGGGGCCTCCTCCAGCTGAGCGAACTCTTGGCGAGCGTTCGCTGCTTGCTCGCTCGCGGCTGTTCGTTTGCAGCCCTCGTCATCTCTGGCCACGTCGGCCATGGCCTTGTAGCTCGGGGCGTCCTTGCCGCTCTTGTCCTCGTGACCATCGTCCAGATGTCCGAACTTGTGGAGGCGGACCAGGTCGAAGGCGTTGCAGAGCTGGCCGCCCGCCGGGTCGGTGCTGTGGTTGGAGTAGGCAAAGACGTCGCCGTCATAGACTACCAGGCCGGCAGCAGTTGAGCCGGCTGCGTAGGTGTAGCGGTCCTCTTTGGCCGTCGGAGTGTAGACGTCCGGCAGGAACTTGGCGATGGCCTCGGTGATGCTATAGGTGCGGCAGAAGATACCGACGACGCCCTTCTTGGCCAGCGGATCGCCTTGTTTGTCTGCCTGGCGCTTCCGGACCCCGGCCATGCGCGAGGACTCCGGCCAGTAGCTGGTGTCAGTCCAGTCCGGGTACTCTGCCAGGATGGAGTCAGCCGCCAGGAAGGGGGCGTCGTAGTATTGGAAGAAGGGCTCGACGTCCACGCTATGGCTCGGCCAGTACATCAGACGGGTCGGCTGGAAGGTGGAGTCGTCAAAGTAGTCGATGCCGATCTTCTCGGCGATCTTGCGGGCGATGGCCTCGTACTCGTCCGGCGTGACCTCTCGGTCAAGAGGCATGATCAGACGGTAGCGAGGCTTCGCCTTGGTGTGCTTATGTGTGGAGTAGACCGCCAGGGCGTTGTCGATCTCCAGGTTGTCGATGATATTGTCCCAGAACTCGGCCGGAGGAAAGTCCAGGTCGAGGGTGAGCAGCTGGCGGGCCGTGACGTAGCCGGTCTTGCGGCGGCCATCCCTCAGATGACCGCCGACGAAGCCGCCGATGTCCTTGATCTTGTCCTGCTGCTCCTTGCTCATCTTCATGTACTCGGCGTGGGTCTCTGTGGTCTCCATGGAGCGGGAGAGCTTATTCAGGAGAGCCGCCCAGCTCATGGTCTTATTCTTCCAGGAGGTCTCGAAGCGGCTGCGGCCGGTCGAGATCAGGAGGTCGCCGTTGTACTTGACCATGAACAGGGGCAGGGTGAGTTTTTCCGCTGTGTTGGTCATGATCTCAGCACCTCCGCGTTCTGTCTTAATTTTTCAGCCGTGGCCTCAGCGGCCTCGAACTCGCGCTTTTTCTTCCGGAAGGCTGAGAGGGCTCCGGAGCGCTCGGCGGTCAGCTTCTTCAGCTGTTCCCGTTCCTCGTGCAGCCGTTCAGGGTATCCCAGCTGGCGGGCCCTCTTTGGCTGCTCTTTGATGCAGGCCCGGAGGGCGGTGATCCGGCGCCTGGCTGTTTCGATCTGCGGCTCCAGGTCCGCTGCTTTTTGGTGGTGGTTTACTGCCTCGTTGGCGAGGCTCTTGCGGCCGTCCAGGATCTCCTGGGCGCGGCTCTCGCAGGCCCCGGCCAGCTGCATCCGGATGACGTCCTGATGCTCAAAGTCCAGGGCGACCACCCGGAGGAGCTTCCGGATCCTGGCTGTGCTTGTTGGGAAAAAGGCGTCCGGGTTGATGGTTATGTAGCCGGTCTCCCAGCGTATAGTGATAGGCTCCATCGCTGTCCTCCTTGCTTGTAGATGGTTTATGTCGGGGGCACGAGGCCCCCGGGATTTACGATAACTTGATCAGGAAAGCCGGGCGGACGCCGAGGGAGTTCGAGGCGCCCCCGTCGCCGGCATAACCGCGGTAGCTGACACGGCAGAAATTCGTCGCCGACAGGACGTACTTGTTCTGGAGCCATCCCCACTCGTAGCTCTCGCCCTTGCGTTCGGCGACGCGGTTGGCGCGTTCCTTCATCAGCGGCCACTGCTCGCAGTCGTCAGGCTCCACGGCGCCGGAGTTGTACCAGTCATCGTGCCCGAACATCTCGCCGTAGAACGGCAGACGGAGCAGATCACCGTTGTCGAAGGGCGCCAGCTCCAGACTGGTGAAGTCCTTCAGAATCTTCTCGCTGTTGAGCTCCTTGCGGAGATCGCTCTCCTGGTAGCCGCCCTTGTTGGTGCTCCTCTTGTTCATCTGCATGGCCTTGTCGAGATACTGGTCCAGAAGGAAAAGAGCCAGGCCTTCGCCAGGCAGAGCCTGGCAGGTGGCGGTATAGTGGCCGACCTGGATGCGGTCGCTGATCTGGATCTCGCTGGTTTCGATGGTCATGGTGCGGTTGATTTTCATTTGTGTGTCCTCCTTAGTCTTTCATGTAGAACGGGGTCTCGTAGCCGTCGCCCCGTAGTGGTAAACCGGGCGCCCAGGGGATCGCCTCGCCCATGCAGGCGTTGATCCGCTCCAGCGCGTCGGTGTCTTCGATGGGCACGTCAACGATCATCTCATCATGGACGTGCATCACGATGTTATAGCCCAGAGCTGCGACCCTCTGCATGGATATGGCCAGGCAGTCTCTGGCGATGGCTTGGGTGATGTTCTCGACCAGCTTGCCGCCGTAGGTCTCAGTCTCTCCCCATTGCTTGGTTTCCTGATTGACTCCCATGTAGACGATGTGCTCGCGGCCGTCCCTCGGGTCCGTCTTCAGGTGGGTGTTCCAGTAGCAGAGCTTCCGGCCGCTGGGCAGCTTGATGAACAGGTTGCCGTTGATGTAGCCGAAGGCGATGCCGTTCTTCAGCCGGACGGTGCGGTGTTCTTCGATGACTGTCCTGGCCGCCATCTCGCAGTTGCGCCAGAGCTTCACCACGCTGGGATTGGCCCCCCGCCACTGGTCCACGACGCTCTGGAGCTCGTCCTCCGGGATGGTGCCGCCTTTGTCCATGCGCTTCATGGCGCCGACGCCGCCCTGGTAGCCGCAGGCCAGAACTGCGACCTTTCCCTTTTGGCGGAGGTGACTGTTAGCTCCGTGCTTTTCCACGGGCACGTGGTACATCATGGAGGCGGTCTCGCAATAGATGTCCTTGCCCTGCCGGAAAGCCTCCAGGGTCCATTCCTCGCCGGCGATCCACGCCAGCACTCGGGCCTCGATGGCCGAGAAGTCAGAGACCACGAAGCGACAGCCCTCTGATGGGATGAAGGCCGTCCGGATCAGCTCGGAGAAGACGAAGGCCGTCTCTCCGAACAGCGTGCCCATGGTCTCGAAGTCTCCCTCGGCTGCCAGCTCGCGGGCCAGGGCCAGATCCGGCAGCGTGTTCTTGGCCAGGTTGTGCGTCTGCACCAGACGGCCGGCCCAGCGTCCGGAGCGGTTGGCGCCGTAGAACTGAAGGATGCCTCGCAGACGGTGATCCTGGCAGTGCGCCACCAGCATCGTGCTGTACTTGGCCACGCTGGTCTTGCCCAGGGCGGTGCGGATCTCCAGCACTCTCCGGACGACGTCCGGGAGATCCGGATCTCGCAGCGCTTCGGTGATGGTGTCCTTGGTGACGCTGGTCATCTCCACGCCCTGCTCTGCGAGCCAGCGCTTCAGCTGGGCCAAGCTGTTTGGGTTTTTCAGCCCGGTGAGCTCCTGGGCTTCTTCCTGGAGCTCCTGCCGGCGCTGGGTGTCATATTCGACGATCTTCTCGACCATGGGGATGTCGAGCGCCACGCCGTTGTCGTTCATGTGTTGGTCCAGAGCCCAGAGCTCCTGCTCTGACTCCGGTGTCTTGTAGATGGATAGCTTCCGTAGGATCTCCTGCTCGGTCACAACGTCCTGCCGGTTGTAGCTCTTGTAGAGTTGCCACTTGGCCGGGTCATGCTGTGGGAGGTTGCGCGTCCTCTGGCCGTTGGTCCGGGTCGGCTTGCACGGCTTCGAGAAGAACTGGATCAGAGCTTTGCCCTGGGGGTCCTTCAGCTTCTCAGGAGGAAGGCCCAGCGCCTCGCCGGCGCCTGCCAGATTGCCCGGCAGGCCCAGCGTCAGCGCCTTGACCATCGTGCAGCGCCACTCCTCCGGCGGCATGGGCTTCTGGAGCCACTTGGCCAGACAGGTGCGCTCGAAGTTCGCGTTGAAGGCGGTCTTGACGATCTGGGGATCGAGGAGGGCCTCGCAGAACTCGGCCATCATGTCAGGATCAGCATTGAAGCAGTCGATGGTCTTGACGTTGTCCTCGCCCCAGTCGTCGAAGATGTACGAGATGAGCAGGATGTCGAAGTCGGGCGCCTCCACGTAGGCGTAGACGCCCGCCTCGGCCAGGTCCACGGAGCTATAGGTTTCTATATCCACGCCCATAACTCGGTGCATCTGTATGTCCTCCTTAGAAGTCCTCGTCGTCCTCGAAGTCGTCGCCGCCGAAGTCGGACTCGGCAGAAGCACGGACAGCGCCCAGGCGGTCGTCGTCCTTCAGCTTCTGGATGTTATTCAGGCCGACGCCGACGCCCTTGTTGCCGTTGGTGTTGAAGGGGAAGAAGTTGATGGAGGCGCGGCCCCAGCAGCCGGAGTAGACCTCGTCGGGGTCCAGGATCTCGTTCAGATCCTTGTCCACGATGCCGGGCTTCTGGGTGCTGTTGCAGTTGAGGAAGTACATACCCTCGTACTCAGGAGCCTCATCGGCACGCTCGGCGTCGCCGTCGCGCAGAGGCTGCTTCAGGTTAGCGGGCTTCTTGCCGCCCCACTTGGAGCTGATGCCGTCCTGGACAGCTGCGTCGATGGCTGCCTTGATCTTCTTGATGGTGGCCTTGTCCTCTTTAGGGATCAGCAGGCACACGCTGTACTTGGCATCCTGGCCAGCCTGGAAGGCGCGGCTCTTGAAGATGTTCACATAGCTGAAACGAACTTTTCCGGTGATAACTTTGGTAGTAGACATTTTATAATCCTCCTTAATTAGAACGGCGCGACCTCGTCGTCGCCTGTGGTGAAGTCGGCCTGAGCCGCTTCGGTTGTGTTGATGGCTTCGCGTTTATCAGACTCCGGCACGAGGACCGGCTTGCCTGCGGGTTTGATCAGCAGGTTGCCCAGAGTGGCGGCCAGCTTCTTCTTGCCGACGAGCTTCTCCATCTCGGTGATGCCGTAGAGCTTGCGCTGGTAGAGCATCGCCTCGTCGAAGCCGGCAGCCTTCAGCTTGTCGGCCACCTGGATCTCGTCTGCGTACTTGCGGTTGCTGCGGCCTTCGACCAGCTTCCAGCCGTCGTAGTGCTCACCGGCCAGGGCCTGCTCCAGAGCGTAGGCGCTGACCTCCTCGGCCCACTTCTTCAGGTGCTCGGCCTTGGCCAGCACTTCGCCGATCTCCTCGTTGGAGAGCAGCGGGGGCTTCTGGAACTCCATACGGGCCAGATCCAGGTTGAACTCGGCACGCTTGCGGCAGCGGGCCTTCGCCGGGCAGAAGCGGCACCAGTCGCCGGCCACAAAGTAGTCGGAGCCCTCCATGGCCATGATGGCGCGGGGCGCGACTTCCTCCTCGCCCCAGAGCAGCAGCTCCTTCAGGATGACGACCTCGCTGTCAACGTGATCGAGGCGGGGCTGGATGACGGTGGTCTTCACGGTGTCGAAGTCGTAGAGATCGCCGAACAGAGAGACGGCGCCCAGACCGTAGAGGCGGAACTGGGGGTTGTTCTTGGCCTCGACCTTGATACCTTTGCCGTACTTCAGGTCGATGACCTGGATCATGCTGCTGCCGATGATCACGGCGTCGGAAGTGCCGAAGCCCTCCGGGATCCATTGGGAAAGATCGAGGCGCTGCTCGATCATCAGCTCGGCGCCTTCGCCGGCTGCGGCGAACTCCTCCAGGACGGTCTCGACATAGAAGTCGGTGGCCTCGTCCATCTCGCCGTTGTAGTAGTCGTCCTGCTGGATCTTGGCCAGGCGCTTCTTGTACTGGGCGTCGGTGATCTCATGCAGGACGTGGCGGAGCTTCAGCTCGGCCAGGCTGTGGGCGACTGTTCCCTCGTCGGCGTAGCTGCTGGAGCCGGGATCCGGACACTGATCAGACAGGGCGACGGATCCGGGGCAGTTGATCCAGCGGTATGCGGCCGATGCGGAGCAGCGGGCGTGCTTAGTCGGCATTGGTTTCCTCCTTTGCTGCTTCCATGAGCTTCGGCAGGTCAGCGAGTGCGACCTCGGTGAGCTTGCCCTTGCCGGTCTGCTCGTTGATGAGTTCCGCCGCACGGTTGTAGCCGCGCTTCTTGTTGAGGGCCGCGAGCTGCTTGCGGACGGTGATGCGGAAGTCCTCGGTCACTTCTGCGGGCGCTGCGGGTGCAGCCTCGTCAGCAGACTCAGGAGAGGGCTCAGCTTCCACAGGGGCGGTCTTTTCGACCTTCTTGGTGTTCTTCTTAGGGGCAGGTTCCTCCGGTGCTTTCTGGGGCTCCTGGACGACCTCAGCGGGTGCAGGAGCGTCCTCTGTTTCCTTGGATGCCTGGGCGAGCAGGTTCGGGGACTCGACGCCCATGTACTGCTTGAACTCGTTCAGGTTTGCAAATTCGACGGTGATCTTCATGCTTTTATTTCCTCCTTGTTTGTGTTATACTGGGACTGTGTTCTATTGGGCTCCGAGGCATTAGCTCCGGGGCTCAATCTTTTTGTGCAGTCATAGGCACCACCTCCTTCGCAGTCTCAGGCTCCTCAGCCTCTGCGGTTTCCACGCTTCTCAGGATCGCCCGGTAGGCCGAGCGGGCCAGCATTGTCAGGTCAATGTCTTCCATGCGCTTGTCCTCCTTAGATGGTTTTGATGGTCTGATGACCTATGCAGCCGGCCCCCCCCCCGCTCCCACACAAACCAGGAGTAGCTGGTGGCGTCGGTGCCTCGGCCGGTGAAGCTGGGGCGCTTGTGCAGGGTGTAGAGGCCGCTGAGCGGGTGCTCCTGCCACCACTTGAAGCGCTTCTCGCTCTCCAGGAAGTTCGTCCGGAGCAGGAAGATCAGCAGGCCACCAGGGTGCAGCAGCTCCAGGCTCTTGTTGATGAAGTCCAGGGCCAGACTGTAGGGCGGGTTGCCTATGATGACATCGTAGCCGCAGTCGGGCTCGTAGTCGAAGAAGCTGCCGATTGTGACGTTGTCAGCCAGAGCTTCCAGAGTGCCCCGCTCCTCCGGTCGCAGCTCCACGGCGTCGATCCGGTTGTCATATCCGCCTTCCCTCAGCACTTTGACGATCTGGCCGTTGCCGGCAGAAGGCTCCAGGATGCGGTCGCCGGAGCTGATGCCGTCGAAGTTGGCCAGGAAGGCTCGGATGGTTTCCGGCGGGGTGGCATAGAAGTCATAAGCCTTGCGCTCGCAGCCTCGGTTTGTGGCGCTCATTGTGGTGCCCACCTGCTTCCCTCGCAGATGAAGTAGTCGTCGGCCGGGATGTAACTCTCCAGGACGAGAGCGGTCGGGCTGCCATCGTGGCTGCAGCAGGCGTCACAGATGTGATCGCCTTCGCCTATCGGTTGCATATTGGCGCAGGTCTCGCAGCACTTGAAGGGCTCCGGCTTGCGTTGTCTGTTCTTTCTTCCCATGTGTGTCCTCCTTTGAAAAAGTAAGCTTAAAGTTTACTTAGAATGTAAAAAAAATAGCTTCCACGGTGCTGTTGAAATAACGGGCCAGCGCCACCTTGATGTCATCAGCCGGCACTCGCTCGCCGCGCTCGTAGAAAGAGATCGCCATGGCGGTCACGCCGATGGCGTCGCCGACTTCCTTCTGGGTGCGAGATCCGCGCAGAGTGCGAAGTCTCTCCCCGATGGTCTGAGCGTCAATAGTCTTTACTGTGGCCATGCTTTGCCTCCTTCCTCGGTTTAGTCTCTGGGGTCGTGGATCTGGATCCGGATCTTTTCGCCCAGCCAGTCCAGCCCCTCACGGGTCATCCAGAAATAGATGCCCTTCTCGCCGGGCTTGCCGCTCACGACGTAGCCCTTTTTCTCCATCTTCCGCAGCATCTCATAGTCGGGGCCGGATAGCGCCGAGCAGAAGTAGTTACGGTAGGGTTTGTAGTATCGCCGGCCGTGCCGGATGTAGGGGCGCTTGTAGTTCAAGCCGATCATGTGGGTCGCGATCTGCACGTCCTTCGGGTATTGGTGCAGCGGGATGTCCTTCCTCATGGCGGCCTCCTTAGTGCTGCACCTTCTGGCTCTTGGTCTGGAGCTTCAGCCAGATCTTCATGGTGTCACGGGTGATATAAAACGATCCGCACACAGCGATGAAGTGGTCGAGGTAGGTGTGGACCACCTCGCCCTCGATGACGTACTTGGCGCCGATCCAGCAGAGCTCGAAGGCGATCAAAGTGCCCAGCAGGCAGGCGAGATAATTGGAATAATACTTGAAGCGGGTCATTGTTGTGTGTCCTCCTTTTCTTTGGTGGCAGCGAGCGCGTCGCACCACTCGATAAATGCTCGTAAAATGGGGTTGGTGTTGCCCTGGTCAGCCCAGCCGGCGAAGCCGATCCAGCCGTCAGCGTTGAAACTGATGCACTCCCGGCGCTCGAAGTAGTGGCTGTTGACGTAGAGGAAGCAGCTGATCAGGGTGCCGCTGGTCTTCCGTTTGAGGTCGATCCGGCGGCTCAGGTACATGGAGCCCATCGAGGTCTCGCAGTCTGCGTTGGCCTTCCTGATGTGCTTGTTCAGCAGCATGACCAGAGTCAGGATGTCGCCCTCGGTCACGTCGGCATAGGTGAGGCCCTTGCCGGCGAAGTAGGCCCGGGCCTCGTTATTGGTGCAGACGGGGAGGATCCCCGTCTTTCTCATATATGCAGCCATCAGTCCGTCCTCCATTACTTCCCGGCGACCAGCAGGTCGTAGAGCTTAGCTTTCAGTTGGATGACTTCGGCCTCGGCGGCCTCAGCACGACGCTGGGCCTCTCCAGCGGCGGTCGCTTCCTCATCACATCTCTGGCCATTCCAGCGGGCGGTCTCCTGGATCTGCTTCAGCTGATCCTTCAGCCTTGCAATCTCGGCGTCCTTTTCCTCGGCGACCGCATGGGCGGCAGCATGGGCGGCCTCGTAGTCCTTCACGGCCTCGGACAGCTTGTCCTCCAGTTCTGCGACGCGCTTCTCAGCGCTGCGGGCGCGGTCAGCCATGGAGCAGGCCCAGTCGTTGTCGATGTTCTCAGCGGCCAGGTCGAAGCAGCCCTCGAAGGCAGTGGCCAGGTAGGAGTCCGGGCCCAGCTGCTCGACCATCTTCCGGATCTTCTCCAGGGTGTCGCGCTCCTGTTGTTTGGTGGCCGGGGTATTGGTGCTGGCCAGCTCTATGCTGATGATGGTGGCCGTGCTGTGACGGTAGCACTCGCCGAAGTCTTTGCGGGCCTGGCGCTCGTTGATGGCGGTGAAGTGGTCGGTGCCCTGGGTCCCGTTTTCGCGGGTAAAAATAATCTTGTAGGTGTTCATTGTGTGCCCTCCTTGCCGGTACTGTTTACCGTCGTTCTCTCTGATGTAAACTAATAGTTTACATTGACTATAATAAACTCTTAGTTTATAATTGTCAAGAGAAAAATAAACATTTTTTAGGGGGACAGAATTATGGAGTTTTCTCAGATTGTGAAATCTTTAAGATTAGAGCGTGGCTGGTCCCAGCAGGAGGTGGCCGACCGCGCTGGATTGAATAAAATGACCATTTCCCAGTATGAGAACGGAAAGCGCAAGCCGAGCTTCGAGGTGATCGAGGCCCTGGCCGAGATCTTCCATGTCGATATGAACTACCTGCTGGGATATACTGATAAGATTGAGAAGCCGGCAGGCGATGAAACGGACCCCGCCGCCAATAAGTTTCTGGCCGTAACTCTGGCCGAGATCGACCTGATCGAAGCATACCGGCACGCCGGAGCTGAGACCCAGGCAGCGGTCAGAGCGATCCTGCACATTTAACGGGAGGACCCCGGGAAGGGAGGACGGTGCCATGCGCGGCGTCATTTATGCGAGATATTCACCAGGCCCGCACCAGACGGAGCAGTCCATTGAGGGCCAGGTTGCCGACTGCCAGCAGTATGCTGAGGAGCACGGCATTGACATCATAGAAATATATGCAGACCGGCACGTCTCTGGCAAGAGCGTCGTCGGCCGCGACGAGTTCCAGCGGATGCTGCGAGACGCGGAGAAGGGCCGCTTCGACTGCGTCCTGGTGTGGAAGATCGACCGCTTCGGTCGGGATCGCCAGGACATTGCTATGGGAAAAATGGCCTTGAAGCGGGCAGGCGTCAAGCTGATGTACGCCCGGGAGAGCGTTCCGGACGGCCCGGAGGGGATCATCCTGGAGAGCGTCCTGGAAGGCCTGGCCGAGTATTACTCCGCCGATCTCCGCCAGAAAGTCATCAGAGGCATGAAGGAGACCGCGAAAAAGGGTCAGTATTGCGGCCAGTCTCTGCCGATAGGGTATAAAGTAGACGCCGAGCGTCACATCGTCGTGGATGAGCGCGAGGCGGCAGTTGTCCGGGAGGCGTTCAAGCTCCACATCGCTGGCGGCCAGATCCGGGACATCGTCCAGCTGTTCGCTGACCGTGGGATCATGGGCCGGCGCGGGAAGCCGGTCTCCAATGCGGTCGTCTATCGTATGCTGCGGAATGAGAAGTACCTGGGCGAGTTCTACATCCAGGATGTGAAGCTGAACGTGGAACCGATCATCGACCAGGCGACCTTCCTGGAAGCTGCCCGGCACTTTAAGACGAGCCGCAACAATGCGGCAGGGAGGGCGAAGGTGAACTATTTGCTGAGCTGTAAAATGTTCTGCGGGTATTGCGGCTCGATGATCAGCGCAGAGGCCGGCACCGGGAAGCTGGGGAAAGTGTACCGATATTACAAGTGCGGGGACAAAAAGCGCGGGAAGAAGTGCGAGCTGAAGCCATTCCCGAAGGACCACCTGGAGGATGCGATCATCCTGGCCACGGTGAACGATATGCTGACCGATGAGATGATCGAGAAGCTGACCGTCCGGATCCTGGAAGTCCAGGAACAGGAAAACGCCGACGATCCCGTGGTGGGATTGCGTCGGCGTCTTGACTCAAATAAAAAGCGCCAGCGGAACTTGCTGGACGCGATAGAAGAAGGCGTGGCCCGTGGCCTGGTCTCTCGTTTGGCTGCCCTGGAGGAAGAGGAGGAGCAGCTGGTGCTGGAGATCCAGCGGGCAGAAATAAAAAGGCCCCGACTCACCCATGAGGTGGTCGAGGCCTGGCTGCGCTCCTTCCGCGTCGGAGACGTCACGGATGACGACTTCCGCGCTCGGCTGGTTGACACGTTCATCGCCCGAGTCGAGCTCCGCAACGATGAGGCGCTGATATTTTACAATATCCGAGAAAAGGGCCCGCACTCACGTGTTCGAGTACGGCCCGAATGGTGGAGCCGAGGGGAATCGAACCCCTGTCCGAAAGCAACTTGGAAAGAACTTCTCCGGGTGCAGTTTGTTATTTACATTCCCTCATCCGAGCGGGAACAAACACCCTATCGGATTTGGTAG